GGTTGGTCTATATTCAAACACCAGACCCAACATTTCATACTGCTCAAATTGAGCAGCCACAGCAGATAGCCATGGAAAAGTTGCCACCAAACCAGGATTAATATAATAATTCTGGATGGTGAACGCCGCTGAACCGGTTATATCAGTTAAAAACTCCCGATGCGTGATCACAGTTCCCTCACCAATACCTGAGAAGGAAATAGGACCATTGGAATTAGTCATGAGACTATTCCTATTTAATTTATAGGCCCCCATACCAGTGATTTTCCCAAAATAGGCTCCGGCTTCCTGACCCAACGCTGTTCCAGGAGAACCTAAAATTGATGATCCAACCAAGGATCCTAATTGCCTAAAAACACCATGTCTAGAGGGACCCTGTCCCTTCGAACGCTGTGGTGAACCTTGTTTTTTGTGTTGTTTTGGTTTTTTGTTATTGTTTTGTTTTTGTTTTTTGTTTTTGTTGTTGATTCTTCCAGACATTTTTGAATACCCATTCATAAAATCAACTCTCTCTAGGGAATTGGCTACACAAACCTTTAAACATCCGCTATCCAATTGGTGCGGTAGTAGGTCAGACATTTTACTGTGTGAGAGAATTAAAGTGTTTACCTTCACTTCAAATATTGTAAGATCGTCCGAGCCAGATGTTGCCTTTCACAGCGCACCAGCCCAACAGATTCTTCGAGTCATGCGTCCGCTAGCAGTACCACACTTCTTCCAGAGACACCTTTTCGGATCATACAAATAAGCCACCTGTCGGTACAGGTGGGTCCCAAAGGACGGGCTCCATGCCCCAATACGTGATCCATATGGATCACAATGCACGACTAAACGTGCTTAACAAGCGTAAATTGATTTTTTGGCATTTGTCTCTCTATCAAACAAACAGAGGACATAGGGGTGGTCAACATAGCAGAGCAACACTCCCTATACATACCACAATCAAAACCATACCGCATCATGAGCTCATAATCAGTTAAAGCACAATGAGTGACAAAATCTAAATTAAATTTATATGATGTGTCACATCTTTCATAATACGGTCGATATCCTTTACACTTTCGTCCAGCCCCGTCCAGAAATTTCCTAAACAAGGGGACAAATTTGAGTGCTTCAAAACCCAAGCACACACCCCTCAATATTGAAAGAGGGGCTACATGCTTGGGTGGGTCAATAAAATAACCAAACTTCGCACACACCGATCCCGGCTTAGGCACAAAAGAAGTACCTTCTGCGCAACTAAGGGGAAAACTACTACAGAATTCAGCCTGGTACAGAAACTCTCTGTATACACTATCTGAGCTAAATCCCAACTCCAGCAAGTCATCTCTGAAGTTAATCCTATCACCGTAATGACGTAACAAGTTATCATCCCCTTGCACCAACATACATAATTTCTTAGATACGTTTGCTATTCCACAGTTCGTTCTTCTCTCGAAGACGAAACAGTGAAGCAAACCATTCAATAAAGAATTCATACAACTGGTATAAGGATCACCTGATTTCCTTGTCCCTTCAACTTTATATCGCCACCCATGTGTAGTAAAACCATGAGTATTAATATTGGCAGTCATTAAATCAACCACTGCCGTGGGAGCACCGAATTGTTTTGCAAGCCAGACTTCTAGCCTACACAATTTTACGCTAACGGAAGCATCCCACGATGAAACATCATTTTCAAAAATGTTCCAGCAATCATTTTTCGAAATAAACTCACCCATCTTTTTAGACGAAGAACCAGAAGTGAAGTGAATAAAGTGCTCGGCATTCCACACTTTCTTCATATAACGTTGAAAACTGCTAAAAAATGGTCCAACAAGAGCTATGAACTCTGGTGTTGCACCCTGAATTAGCCGGGGGGCTTTTTCCTTAATACCATATTCCCCAGAATTCAGCAAATTTTCAACCTTCACAAAAGACTTTCTGGTAGTCCACTTATATAATAACTTTTCTGGCAAAGTGGTACTTTGAGTTATTCCTTGCTGTAACAAAGAATCACCGGCTCGCTTTATTGCGGCCTTAACGGTAGGAGCTGCATTACTATTCTTTAAATATACATTCAATGAGTCTGACCACAATCTCTTCCTAGGAAGAAACAAGTCGATATTCTGCTTCACGAAGTCGACAAACTGGTCCATCAATGCCGTAGGTACTGGCATGACTTTTAATACTCTTTGCTGTAAAGCTTGCAGCTCATTTTGAACATTTGAACTAAAATAAACAGGTTTATAACATTTACTATTATACATCACTTGATACTGTGAATAAACTGGATCCCCAAAATTTGGCATTTTATGACAATTGCCAACAAATTTTATAGAAGCTCCGGGTCTCAGTAACTCAGGTGCACGAATACGGGAAATTTGTGAGATATTAGTTGGTATATCGGCCCACCTACCGATCTTTGTTGTTTTCTTCCGGGAGATAAATCCCCCAACAATACCAACCAATCTAGAGAACAAACCACTCATTGCTCTCTTGGCTTATCGCCAAAAAATTTTTTCACTTTCCTATATGCACCAAACAATACCAATGCTATCATGACGTATTTTCCTGTTTTAATAATAGTTGCAGCTTCAATCTGAGGTTGAGCCAGTATTGAAGCCTCTACATGTCTATTACTATGTAGAGATGCTAAGGGAGCGTAAGTTAAATTGAATTCTAAAAATTGGGAGCTCATACTAATACTTCGCAACAATTCTCTGCATTTAAGGGTTGACACTTTATAATTCTCATAAGTTCTATCCTTATGTGCCCACCATGCATTCAATTCACTTACTATACCAGGAACAAGTGCAACTGTTCTCGTCCCATGGTACATTGAAATTTCAACTGGATATGGTCCGTAGTACTTCTGCCAGTCAGCTAATCCCAATCTCTTCATTTTTGGAATAACAGCTTCTTCTAATACTACAGGTAACATTAGCCTCTCCAGTCGCTCACCGATATTATTATTCATGGAACGAGGTAATTCCATGTAATATCTTTCAAATGCCAATTCACGAGGTGGAGGTCGAACACCTTGTGCATCAGCTGGGCCCTCTGGTAACAAAATTCCAGAGTACAGCCCTGCACGACATATCGGACATCTTGAATTAACAAGATGATCCGCCCCATTGACTATAGCAATTCTCAAGCATTCATAATGGAACGAGTGTCCACAACTAGTGACACAACTCATTCCCGCTTCACGAGATAAACATATTGCACAATCAACGGTCAAAATCAAGTCTTTCGGAGTGATAGCTACTTTGAGCACACTATTGACACCGTCCAAATTTTGTCGGTCAAAATTTTGGAAAAACTCGGGATGGAACATAGCAAGTCCTTGGTGGTTTCGGCTTAAGCACGCGACTCTACGTGGTTTCAGGCCTAGTAGGAGGGCAGAGAGCTTCGAGGGGTCCGCCTTTTTTCTTAAGGGAATCATTGATAGTCAGGTTCAGGTCCTGGTGAGCAACTTACGGCACGAGCGCCTTATCGTCTAAAATGCTACATGGACATCTTTAGCATGAGTCATGATTTTCCTATCCTTATATCCCGCGATCCACTCTCTCCTACAAGAGCGAACAGCGGTGGTTAAATACGTTTTAACCTTTAGCGAGAGAACATCTCCCACGTAAAAATCATCAATCAACTGTGAAAAACTACCATCAATAGTATTAAACATTGTTATTGGAAACTGGGTTCGACAAACCAGTTTTGCCACCTCATTTGAGGTGATGGACTAATCCAGCTGAGCTCACCATATGGCATATGGAACTCCCACCAAGGGGCTGCTACTAAGAGACCTATTACTCATATTTTGATCCAGCATATTCAACCTAGTCCAATCAAGATCTTGTGATCAAGC